TACGGAAACGAATAACGCATTTGCCCTAAAGCAGGTGCGCGAATATTATTCTGAATCTGGAGAAGGTGCGGAGCTGTATCTGATGCTGGTGCCTGATACGATGCTCGCCAGCCAGATGGCTGATGTGAACAATGCCAATGGGGCAAAAAAACTGCTAGACTATGCCGGACGTAAAGTACGCTATATAGGCTTGTTGAGAGACACCTTTGGCAAAACGATAACGGTAGCCAATGGTATGGATAATGACCTGCCAGGGGCATCGGTTGCGGCACAATTGCTAGCGACTACCTATGCGGCTAACCCTCATCAATACCCCTTCCGTGTGGTATTGGGCGCTCAAAAATATAGTGGGGATGCTACACAACTGGTGGATGGCAATACGCTCTCCCAAAACCGAGTGGCAATAGTAGTGGGCGATACGGTAAATGGTGAAGGAGCTGCTGTAGGCTTATACTTAGGCCGCAGAAGCAAAAGCCCTGTGCAACGCAAAAGTAGCCGAGTGCGTACCGGAGCGTTGAATGTAACTACCGCCTATATAGGAGCTGTGCTTGCTGAGCAATATACGAATACCGACATTGTACACGACAAACAGTTTATAACGTTTAGAACCTTTCCTAATAAGACAGGCTACTTCTTTACCGGCGACCCTGCACGAACTGCAACCACAGACGACTATGCACTGGTGCCGAGAGGAGCGGTGATCGACAAGGCGCAAATATTGGCGTATGCGACGTATGTAAATGAGGTGGACGAAGAGATACCTATTGGTGTGGATGGTAAGATGGAAGCAGGCTATTGCAAATCGCTGGAGCAAGCCATCATCAACCAAATAAATGGCATTATGACTGCCAATAGAGAGATTAGTGGTGTAGAATGCTATGTAGATCCTAACCAAAATGTGCTGAGCAACAATACCGTAAACATTGTACTCCGCATCACCCCGGTAGGGTATGCTTCTACCATTGTAGTGGCTTTAGGCTTTTATAACCCGGCACTTAATTCATAACCTTTAAAAATAACACGAAATGAACTTTTTTGATACCGCCGAATGCGAATGGGCTGATGTAAAGATGCACTTTGCCGGTGCTAGCCCCAAGAAATTATTGGGCTTTTCGTTCAAAGCTTCTAAAGAGAAAGAGGCGATACACGGAGAGGGAGATAAGCCTATTGGCATCCAAAGTGGCAACCGCAGCTATGCGGGTGAGCTGAAGTTTCACAAAGGGGTGCTGGACGACATTAACAAAGCGGCATTACTAGCCGGTGGGAAGGATGCGCTAGATATAGCTGCCGATGTGGTAGTAACCTTTAAAGCCAAAGGAGGCAGACAACTGCAAACCCTTACAGCGGTGAATGTAGAAATTACCGAATATGATTATAACATGCAGCAAGGTGCTAAGAGCATGGAAGTAACCCTTCCAATTGTTTTCCTTGATTTAAAAATCGTTTAAAACACATTTTAACCATGAGCAAAGAACCGTTAATAGGGCAAGCAAGCGAAGAGCAGATAGCGGCGTGGAAGAAACAGTACGGAGCCGTATATATAGTAACCGTTGAAGGGCATGTATGCTATCTGCGAAAGCCGGATAGGAAAATAATAGCCTATGCCAGTACGGTATTGAAGGACAGCCCTTTCCAGTATGTGGAAGAAATATTTAACAACTGCCGTATAGGTGGTAGCGAACTGTTTGACACCGATGACGACTATTTCTTAGCGGCTATGCAGACGGTAAATGAGCTGGTGCAACTAAAGACCGCAGAGATAGTAAAGGCATAAGCGAAACACCCATAGACCCGGAGCGTGACCCTATTGCATGGTTTAATGCGCTGCTCTATTACTACATGCCGGGCTTGGATGTTTCGCAGCTAAGCGATAAGGAGTACTGCTACCTGGTACCGGCACTGCTGAAGATACGGCAAGATGAGGCTAAGTCTTCGTAGATGTATGCAAAAATGCAGCGATAGCTTTAGGAAGCTTTTTGTTTTTGGTAGCATACATTGGCCACCGCAGCGATTAGGAATAGGATTGCTAGAAGCAAAACGAGCCAATAACCCAAGTTGATAAAAGCCGTCCAGCTAGTAAGCACCGCCGCTACGACAGATACAGGGATGCAGGCCTTTCGATAGTGCCACCACGCAAGCATAGCACTATAAGCCATGCCACTGATAGCACCTAAAAAAGCCCCTGCCAAAACGATGAATACTATTGCAGCCATATACTAAAGTTAATAAAAAAAACACTATACGTGAGCAACATTGTAGAATTTGCCATAAAGCTGAAAGACATGATGAGTGGCGGGCTTGTACAATTGACAAGCAATGCTACCAAAAGTATGGGTGGGGTATATAAAGCTATGGAGCATTCGGCAAGGGGTTCACGGCAGTTTAAAAACAGCGTAACCGAACTTGAGAGCCGGCTGAATAGCTTAAACAAAGTACGATTTTCAACTAAGATAGTATCACAATTTAACGAAGCAACACGAGAAGCCAAACGATTAGAACGACAAATAGGCCGGCTTCGCAACGGCTTTGCCTCCGGTGTGGGGGGAAGGGTATCGGCATGGCGCCAAGAATTTGTGCAGGGACTGCCGGGAGGACAGCTACTGTCTAATCCATTGTTGCTTGCCGGCGCTACAATGGGGGGGGCTTGGAAGGCAACACAAGCAGCCATGCAGGCAGGTAAAGATAAAATGCAACTGCAAGTGATGGCCGGAGATGCCCAAGGCAAATCCCTCTATGACCAACTTACCAAATATGCTACAGATACCGTTTTCGGGACGGAGGTTTATGGGCACGCATCTAGCATGCTGGGAGCAGGGCTGAAAGCCGAAGAGGTAATGCCTATGATGAAGATGCTGGGAGATGTGAGTATGGGAGACAGTAATAAACTGGATGGTCTTAGCTACGCTATATCACAGGTAAAGGGAGCCGGGGTACTAAGAGGGCAGGAGAAAATACAATTAGAAAATTCAGGGTTTTATCCGTTGCAGCAGATCATGAAAAAGACCGGAGAAACTTTCCAAGAGGTGAGTAAGCGGATGGAGGAGGGTAAGATTTCCTTTCAGGAAGTCTATGCGTCTTTAGAGGCAGCTACGGGTGCCGGAGGGAAATTTCATAACATGTTGGCAAAAATAGCCGACACCCCTGCCGGACAATTAGCTCAGATAAAAGGGACACTCGACCAGATGATGGTGCGTGTCGGGAACGTTTTCCTCCCTATTGCATCAAAGCTGATGCAGGCGATAAGCTGGATAGCGGAAAAGATGGGGCCTGTATTGGAACCGTTAGTAGCCTATATTGGCACATTGACTGCCGGTATATTAGCAGTTGCGGCGGCACAGTGGCTATGGAATGCTGCTGTTGCAGCAAACCCTATTGGGCTTGTCATAGTAGCGATTGCCGCTGCAGCCGTAGCTATTTATGCGCTTTGGCAAAAGTCTGAAAAATTCAGAGCGGTGATACGCGGGATAGGCGCTGCCCTTAAAGACTTCGGGAAACTGATACTGGAAGTGCTGCTAGCTCCGCTGAAGCTAGTATGGGGTGTGTTTTCCAATATTTTAAAATCTATTTGGTTTGCCATCACCGGAGAGTGGAAAAAAGCGGCAGACAGTGCCAAGAATGTGTTGCTAGAAGCTACCGGCGCCAATACGGCAAAGCGTATCTACGAAAACGGCAAGCAAATAGGTGAGTCTTTTAATAAAGGTTTTCAAGACAGCTTAGCAAAAGACCGGACTGAAAATATACGAAAAGTGATAGGGGAAGGAGGAGATGTGGTAGCGCTTGCCACTGCCTTTCAGGATTTGGGGAAAAAGTATGGTATGGCATTTCGCAATGCGCTACTCGGCGAATTTGAATATGCGATAAACCACATGGTGCAGTTTACCACACGTATGTTTGGCAAGAACAGCATCTTCACCAAAGAAGCCATCCGAATAAGCAATGCCTACAAAGGAGTAGGTGCGATAACCAATAGCAATATACTACCTGAAGTAACGGTGACGCCAGGAGGCAAAAGCGGCAATGGGCTGCCGGTGACGGGGGCTGCCACCAACACAGGTAGTAACATTACCGGCTCCGGTGTGCGAAGTATCGTTTTCAATATAGATACCCTCGGGGTGAAAGGTGGGATGACCATCAATGCCCAAAATGTAAGCGAAGGCGCTGCCAATATTAGAGATATAGTGGTGGAGCAACTCAACCGAGCATTAGACAGCGTAGGAGGCGCAGTAGCATACTGATGGCGGAATTAAACTTATCTATGACGCAGCTTTTCCAAGCAACCTTTGGTTATAAGACCAATGTTTTCGACTTTGGCAAATTGCCTCAGCGAAAAGAGCAGAGCAGTACCGGAGCCGCGTATTATAGCTTAGATGCCTTTGGGCGAGAGTATTATATGCCTGTGTATCTTGACGGCTATGAGCTGCCCTACCCTGTAGTGAAAATAAACGGGCGGAAAAACATAGTGAAAACGCCCCTTACACAGCGTCGAGGCACGTTTAAGCAATACATCAATATAGACGACTATCAAATAATTATACGGGGCATCATCATTAGCAAAACGAATGACTTCCCCGAAAAGGAAGTAAAAGAGCTAAGAGCCATTTTTGAGCAGAAAAAAGCCCTAAGCATCATCAGCCCGATAACGGATATTTTTTTGAACACACAAGAGCGGCAGGGATTTGACAAGGTGGTAATTGAAGATTTTGATTTCCCCGAGACCGTAGGTGTGACCAATGTGCGAGGCTACGAGCTTCGCTGCTATAGCGACGAAGAATTTAACCTAATAGAAAAAACGTAATGGTATATATCAGTAGCGACATAACGATTGGCAACTTCCGCTTTGAAGGCGTGTGCGAGGTGAAGACCAAGCGCAGTATGCACTCGTTTGTAGAGACAGCTACGATAGTAATCCCCAATACGGCTAGGATATCTAGGGAAAGCAACCCTACGGATATACGCACAGCGGAAACCTCTACCCTGATTAAACAGGGCGACGCGGTAACGATATTACTGGGATATGATGGGGACAACAAAGAAGAGTTTACCGGATATGTGGATAAGATAAATCTAAAATATCCTTTGGAAATAGAGTGTATGGGGGCAGCCTATAAGCTGCTTCGTACGGATAGATATGTGAAGGCATGGAAGACGGTGAAGGTAAAAGAGGTGTTAGCATACCTCTGTGCAGGTACGGGCATAAGCATCCATCCTGACACGCAAGATATAGCGCTGACGCCATTCCGTATCAACAACCAAACAGGCTACGAAGTGCTGGAAGAGCTAAAGAAAACGAAAGCGATTTCGATATTTTTTTTAGAAGGGAAACTATTTGCAGGAAGCTACCCCGGCAATAGAACTGTGAACTATTGGTTTGGCTGGAATGTAGCAAAAGACGAAAATCTAAAATACAAGAATAGAGATGAGGTGAAAGTGTATAGCATCGTAACCTATAAAAACGAAAAAGGGAAAACCCAGCAAGCTACCTATGGAAGCAAAGGTGGCGTGGAGATTTCCAAAACAGTGAACGGGTACTATACTCAAACGACTGCACAGGAAGAAGCCAGGAAACTGGCAGAATCAAAAGTGTATGAAGGGTATGAAGGGAGCATCCGTTGCTTCCTCCAACCCTACGCACAGCCGGGAGATAAGGCTGTGGTGGTAGATGAGCAGTTTCCTCAACGTAATGGTGAGTATCTTATAGAAACGGTAAGCTGTGATTTTGGCATTGGTGGAGGGTGGCGGAATGTAGAATTGGGTAAACGATTAAACATGCAACGATGAGCAAATCAGCACAAGAACTGGCAGACAAAATAAGACGATTGACGCAGCCTGCAGATATAACGCTGGATGGCGAGGTAACCGCCGTTGACGAAAGCGACTATACCTGTACGGTGAAGCTGGCGAATGAACTGGAACTGACACCAGTGCAACTGAAAGCACTGAAAGGGGCTAGCGATACAGTGGTGGTGGTGCCGCAAGTAGGCAGCGATGTGCAGGTCATCAATATTGGCGACCCTGACTGGATGGTGATTAGCTGCGATGTGGTGGATAAGGTGATAATAAAAGCTGCTACGAAGGTGCAGCTAGACTGCGATGACGTGGTGCTAAATGGTGGCGGTAATAATGGGCTGGTGATAGTGGGCGACTTGGTACAA